ATGAAATGCGAACCCTGGGAGGCATGGGAAAAGCAATTTCTTAAAGAGGTCGGCAACCACATGCCGATTCATACCATTTCAGAAAAGTTAGAAAGAACTGAATCTGCCATTTACAGCCAAGCTGCTCAACTCGATGTAAAACTCGTTAGTCGAATGCGTGGTCGCCGATGGACGCGCGTTGAGCTATTCCTGTTTGGGCGATTCTCACCAGAAGAAATAGCCGAAGCCACTGGGCGAACCATCTTCTCCGTAAGAAGCAAACGTAACGCACTGGCACGCTCAGGAGAATTAACCATGCGTGAATGGTCAACCGAAGAACTGGCGCTCCTGTGGCGCCACACTAACGCAGAAGTCGCAGAGATAACCGGCAGAAGTATCGAAGAGGTCGGAGATAAGCGGCTGCAGGTGAATATCGAGCGGAATGGCTGGGATAAATTCGATCCGGAGCGTGAGCAATGAAATACGGAAGCGTGTGCAGTGGCATCGAGGCTGCCAGCAAAGCGTGGGAACCACTCGGCTGGAAACCTGCCTGGTTCTCTGAAATCGAACCATTCCCCTCCGCTGTTCTTGCCTATCACTGGCCGGAAGTAACCAACCTCGGCGACATGACCAAAATCGCCGATGCGGTGCGCGCTGGTGATGTCGAAGCGCCTGATGTTCTGGTCGGCGGTACGCCTTGCCAGGCATTCAGCATCGCAGGCTTGCGTGAAGGCCTTTCTGACGACCGCGGGCAGTTAACTCTCTCTTATGTGGAATTAGCCAATGCAATCGACGCAAAGCGCCGCGAACGCGGTGAGCCAGAATCAATCATCGTCTGGGAAAACGTCCCCGGCGTGCTCAGCAGCAAAGACAATGCCTTCGGGTGCTTTCTGGCGGGACTTGCCGGAGAAAGCAGTGAGTTGCAGCCAGCAGGGGGAAAATGGACGTACGCAGGTTGTGTGTCTGGACCAGAAAGGGTTATTGCCTGGCGTGTCCTTGATGCTCAATTTTTCGGAGTGGCCCAACGCCGCCGTCGTGTGTTCGTTGTCGCAAGTGCTCGAAAAGGATTCGATCCCGCAGCGGTACTTTTTGAGCTCGACAGCGTGCGCCGGGATTCTGCGCCGCGCCGAGAATCGCAACCGGAAATTGCCAGAAATGCTGGAGAACGCTCTAAAGTCGGTAGTCACTGGGATAACCCAGCAAACCCCCACCCAACCCTGAATCAATCCAACAATATTGGCGGAATCGGTGCCAGTAATCAGGAATTATTCAGTCAGCGAGGTAGCGGAATTATTTCAATGGCTCATGGTCAGGCTGGAGCAGAGATAAAAACCGATAATTCTGCACCCACACTCACGTGCAACCATGAGGCCCCGATCATGGCCTATGGATTTAAAGGCGGGCAAGGAGCAAAAGCGGGTGGAATTGGCTTTGCAGAAGAACAAGCTCCGACTTTAACCAGCGCCAGCAGCGGGACTAATCTAGCACCTACTATTTGTATACAGCACGCTTCTATCGGTCGTCACGATGCAGCTGGCCCTCAGGGCAAAGGTTATCAGGAAGATGTGGCTTTCACTCAGGATTCTCGCTCATCCGCTGACGTCGTTCAGTACGGAATGCAGGTTCGCCGCCTAACACCGATTGAGTGCGAGCGCCTTCAGGGCTTTCCTGATAATCACACTCTGATCGGCTGGCGCGGGAAGGATGCTGATGAATGCCCGGACGGGCCTCGCTATAAAGCCATCGGTAATAGCATGGCAGTACCGGTAATGCGATGGATTGGCGAGCGCATTGCAGCAGCACTGCCCGCCGAGAAGCTGAACGGTGATTATGGTGGAAGTAAGACACCGCTCGACCAGCGCGACCTTTGGCGCACTCCACCAGCCCTCTTCGCCTCCCTTGATGCTGAGTTCTGCTTCCAGCTTGATGCAGCCGCTGCACCGCATAACGCGCTGTGCCGGAAGTTCATCACCGCCGAGAAGAATACGCTTGAAACGCCATGGGCTGATTACCTTAATGTGCCTGGCTACGTCTGGCTGAATCCACCTTACAGCGACATAACTCCGTTTGTGAAGAAGGCCGCCGCCGAGAGCGCCAATCAGATCGGCACGGTCATGCTGGTCCCGGCAGACACTTCGGTTGGCTGGTTCAAGGAAGCTATCCAGACCGCCAGCGAGGTTCGCTTCATCACCGCCGGACGGCTGGCATTTATCAACCCGGTCACCGGTAAACCAGTATCGGGAAATAACAAAGGGTCGATGCTAATCATCTGGCGACCGTACCCGCGTACACACTGCCACTTCGCAACTGTGGAACGGGACGAGTTGATGGCTTTCGGGGCTAAACTTCTCGCCCGCCGGGAGGCCGCATGACGCCAGCAGATGAGAATGCCATCCGCGCAGCCTGCCGCCGCTGCACCGAGGAAATCCAGCAGGCCATGCGCAAGAAGCCAAAGCCTAACTGGGATGCCACGGTGACTCCCATCATCAGGAAACACCACCAGCAAATTGCACCTCTGGGAGTTAGCCTCCTGGAGTTCGTCGTATACACAGGGCGGCTTAATCGCCGCTTCGGAGCAGAACAATGACAACAGAATTTAAAGCCCTACCCGTCGAACGCGACCAATACGGCTACTGGACTCACCCGCTTTACGATGAATTTTGCGATGGGCGTGAGTCTATCTCACCTGATGAATTTAACTCCTGGCTGGATAAGAACGGCCTTGAGTGGAAAGTGGAGTACCGCGATGAGGATGACGTCGATCCCGATGTGGACGGTTATGACATTTCAGCGTGGCAGCCCGAAACCCCATCCGGAGATGGTTGGTTTGTCGGTTCAATTCACGACACGGAAGATGGTGCGGTCTGCATCTGGCTGCGGCACGCTGGCGGTGCGGCATGAACAGAGCCTCCCCCGTTGATTTGAGGAAAAGCCTCGAAATTGCCAACCATCTTTCGCATATCGGGATTCGCTTTGTGCCGATCCCGGTGACGACCGATGAAGAGTTCCAAACGCTGGCCGCCGAGTTATCGCGACGGCTTGAGCAGATGGCAGTCGAAGCCGAGAAGAATGAAGGCAGTGCATCATGAAGGCACTAATCACCAGGTCGATAAGTCGGCCTTTTTTATTGCTGGCGTTCACCTTCAACCGAATTAACCGACAGTTCCGGGAGCATTGACCATGGACATTATCGATACCGCAGCAGAGATTGAAGAGCTTCAGCGTGACGCTGCCCTTTCCGCTCACCGAATGAACCGCAACGCCGTAGCAGCTGAGCGTTGTGAAGAATGCGACGAACCAATTCCCGAGCCGCGGCGCGCTGCCGTACCCGGCTGCCAGACCTGCGCGGAGTGCCAGGGTGTTATCGAGCTCAAGAATAAGCAGAGGGGATTATGATTGATTACAGCGAATTGAGTGACTATGAAGTTAGCAAGCGCGTAGCTATGGCGGTCGGCGGCTTCCTCGAAGAGGATTTTTGCGAAACTCATTCAGTGATTTTTAGACGTCATGGTCGGCATCAATACTCGTTTTTCGAACCATGTACAAACCCATCAGACGCATGGCCCATCATCTTAGAAAACAAAATTAGCCTTAATTGGGCTGAAGTTGAAAAGTCATGGTGCGCCCATGTTGGTGGGGTGATGACGGATGGTTGTTGGTGCTGGGATTATGACCCAGACCATTATCAGGACAACGTCAACCCGCTACGCGCCGCAATGATTGTATTCCTCATGATGCAGGACTCAGCCAATGTTCCAGCTAATTCAACGAGGTCAGATTTACGCTGACCAGCACGGTTGGCCTGTCATCATCCACAGCTGCACATCACAGATAGTCCGCTACTGGCGACAGGGTCGGATCAACACCGCTTCAATCGACCGATTCAACAATGATTTTGAGCACCTCGATCACCGTGAGGCGGCGCAGATACGCGCCGAACTGGAGACGAGCGAACACATTAAATCGCTGCGCGCCCAGCGTGCGGCATGAGGAGAAAGCGTGAAACCTTACGAATCGAAGAAATCGCAGTTCACCAGAAACCTGATCCGGCGGCGCCACGCTGAATGGTCAGAAAAGACCTTCGGCAACGTCGGTCCGATCGGGCCTCTTAAGCATCTGTCGAAAGAGGCACTTGAAGCAGCAGATGATGTTGGCGACCTAAGCGAGTGGGCAGACATGCAATTCCTGTTATGGGATGCACAGCGCCGGGCTGGCATCAGCGATGCCGAAATCACTGCAGCCATGGAAGAAAAGATCAAGGTTAATATGGGCCGCCAGTGGCCGGAACCAAAAGACGGCGAACCGCGCCTTCACATCAAATCATGACGCAACTGATAGCCAGTTATGAGCTGGCTATTGGGTGCGAAAGCACTGCTCCGTTATCCCTTTTCGCCCGGCACCGCGCCGGGTTCTTTTTTGCCTGGAGAAAACCATGAGCGAATTAATCCAGTTGGTACCCAATAAATGGGTTTCCGAAGAAGTGCTGATGGCAATTACTGGCCTGACCAAAAATGCCATCAAGTCTGCCCGCACAACCTCCTGGATGGAGGGGCGCGAATATCGTCACTACTCTGGTGACTGCCAGCCGAAAGATAACTCCCCTATCATGTATAACCGCCATGAGGTTGACAGTTGGGTCGAGCGTCAACGCCCGGCGATCCCCCGCCAAAAATCTGCTTAAATAGCCTCACCGATTAACAATGAGGGTGATTTATGACGAAGTATCCAACAGGGGTGGAGAACCACGGCGGAACTCTGCGGGTTTGGTTCATCTACCAGGGAGTGAGGGTTCGCGAAAATCTTGGTGTCCCGGATACGCCAAAAAACAGAAAAGTGGCCGGAGAGTTACGGACGTCGATCTGCTACTCAATTAAGACGGGGGCATTTAATTATGCCTCTCAGTTTCCCCAGTCGCCTAACCTACGAAAGTTTGGGTTTGTACGCCCATGGGTAACATTAACAGAACTGGCCGATCGCTGGCTTGAGCTTAAACGGATGGAGATTACGCAGAACGCCTATAAACGTTATATCTCCTACGTCAGTATTTGCACTGAAATGCTCGGCGGATCTAAAGCAGTGGGTTCTGTCTGCAATGAGGATATTTTATTACTGAGGAAGGAATTACTGACCGGGCACCAGATATGCGGAAAACACCAAATTTACAGGTCCTCAAAAAAAGGCAGGACCGTCAGGACGGTTAACGTGTACCTCAGTTGCCTTTCTGGAATGTTCCGCTTCGCTGTTCAAAATGGCTACATCGACAAAACACCGTTTGATGGTATAGACCCACTACGTAAGAGTCGTGCAGAACCGGATCCACTCTCGCGTGAAGAATACTTGCGCCTGCTCGACTCGTGCCCTTCTGAGCAAATACGTAACCTGTGGGTCCTTGCCGTGAATACGGGCATGCGACACGGTGAAATCTGTGCACTGGCCTGGGAAGATATTGACCTCAAAAACTGGACAATAACCATCAGCCGTAACATAGCCATCAAGGGCCACTTCACCCCGCCGAAGACGGAAGCTGGAGTAAGAACGATCACCCTTACCAAGTCAGCCATTCAGGCTCTGAAATGCCAGATGGCTTATACCCGGATGGGAAAGCAGCACAACATAGATGTTCATTTGCGAGAGTTCGGACGCATCAGACAGGATCTGTGCACGTTTGTGTTTGTTCCTCGACTAACAGCAAGGAACGGAAGAGGCGGAAACTGGTACGCACCAGGTTCTTTCGGCGCAACGTGGAACGATGTACTGAAGAAGGCTGGAATCCGTCACCGGCGGGCGTATGAATCAAGACACACTTTCGCCTGCTGGGCTCTGAGTGCCGGTGCAAACCCAAACTTTATTGCGTCGCAAATGGGTCACACATCAGCACAGATGGTTTACTCGGTATACGGGAAATGGATGTCTGACAATAACAGTAACCAGTTAGACATTTTGAATGCCAATTTTGGAGGTGATGCCCCACTCATGCCCCACGCACAAAACCAGTAA